TGACGGGTTCTCCGTTCCACGCCGGGAAGACGGTAGCCAGCAGTTGGGCGTAGTCGCCGATGGCGAGGCACGATGTGATGCGGTAGGTGGTCATGGGTCAGCCGTGGGCGACGAAGGTGCGGAGGTTGGAGATGTAGCCGATAGCGTTCGCCGTGGAGGTTCCGCCAGCGGAGTTGATTTCGACCGCCGCGAACATCGAAGTGTTGGCGGAAGTGGTCGCCGTGGACATCCCGGTCGTGCTGTCGATGAGGACGCCGTCGGCGTAGGCGTATACCGTGCCCGTGCCGTCAGACTTCACCATGAAATCGACGGACGCGATGCCGGCGAACGGGACAGCCCAAGAGGTCGTCTTCGTCGTCAGCGTCGTGCCGTTGTGGGCGAGGATGGACAGCACCTTGGTCGCCATGTTGATGGAGATGCCGAAACCGACGCCAGCCAGCGCACCATTGCCAGAGTTGCCTAGACGCTGAATGAGCGTGTAGGTGATGCCCGTGAAAGTCCCGTTCCAATTGGCCGCCATCTTACAGGCGATACGCATCTCCTTCGTGTAGTTGAAGCCGTAGGATGAATTACTGCGGGCGAACATCTGGATGCCCTTCTGGCAGAATCCGGCCGTGTTGAGGTTCGGGCCGTTGAGGTATCCGAGATCGGGCGGAACGTTGGTATAGGCCGCACCCGTTCCGCTGGTCGCCGTGGTCGTCGTCGAGATGGGCGGCGCGCTCCAGGTGCAGTCAGAGAGCATATCCAGCAGGCCAGCCGTGGTGACCAGCTTGGTCGAGTTGTCGTTGACTGACTGCGTGACGCCTGTCGTGCCGGTCGGCAGGGAAGGCGTGCCGCTGAAGGTCGGGCTAGCCAGCGGAGCGTAAGAGGACATCCCCGCCTGCGTCTGGTAGGTCGAAGCCGCCGTGGCCGAGGTCAGCAGGCCGAGGGCCGAGAAGGTCTTGTTCTTCCACAGGTCGGTCGAAGACTCGTAGGCAAGAAGGTCGTTGTCGGCCGGGGTCGCCGCCAAGGCCACGTCGTGCAGTTCGTGCAGCTCGTAGCCGTTCTGGACTGCGACGAGGATGGTCCCAAGGGTCGGATGTGAACGGATCACGATGCCGACGTAAACCAGATGGTTCGGAGCCGAGGGCTTGGTCGTCGTCCAAGTTCCAGCCGTCGTGGGCGAGAGATACAACTGCACCCCTTCGGTCAGCGCGGATGTGTCGATGGCCTCAAGGACGCCCCGCACGATGACGTATCCCGTGCCGTTGTTGGCGATGGAGGTCTTGACGAAGCCGATGGTCTGGGCCGAGTTGGCGTCGTTGTTAGCCTGGGCCAGCGTGATGAGGGGAAGGTTGCCCGTAGCCCCGGAGATGTAGACGATGGAGCCGGCGTGGATTGTCGAGCCGGACTGGTTGCGGACGTAGACCTCTAGGTTGCGGGCGTTCGCCGTGCCGGACAGGAGTTCCTGCTGGACGAAGGCGGTCGTGGCGATGCTGGTATCGTTGTCACCGAGGGCGGCGGTCGGGGCGGTGGGGTTGCCGGTGAGGGCCGCGTTGTTGAAGCCGGGGAAGGCGATGGTCTGGACGCTGGCGTTGGGGAACGTGATGGACGTGTTGCCGTATTGAGTGAAGCCAGACGTCGAGCCAGCGTAGTTTCGGAAACTGATTCCCGTCGTGTTGAAGTTAATTCCGTTTCCAGCGTCCGCAGAGCCAGACTCCCAATAGCGAACCCTGATGAAAGCACCGCTGCTTCCAAGTTGAGAGTTGGACTGGCTTCCGTCAATCGTGCCTCCGTTGCTGCCGTCTACGCTGAAGGTGACTCCTTCGGCGTAGATAGAAGAGTCAAACGTTTCAGGGTTTCCGACGAACGGGATGAGGTTTACGCCAAAGGAATCCAGCCGCGTGTCCGCGACGTTCGTGAAGTCGTAGTCCGTCAGGTCACGCTTGCCCGAGACGTTCAGCGTCGTCCAGTCGGTGTTGTAGTTCGTCCCGTCAATCTTGGTTAGGAACTGCCCAGCCGTCCCGCCTGCGGGAACGCCGACCCCAGCCGCGCCTGCCGGACCTTGCGGACCAGCCGGACCCTGAGGACCAGGGACGCCGATGCTTCCCGACAGGGTGCCGGGGACGACTCCCGTGGCGGTGCCGTCGACCGATCCGAACGTGTTGGACGTGGAAGTGATGGTGCCGAAGGCCATAAATCAGAGGGTGACCGAGTCGATGACGTTGACGCGGAAGATTTCCGAACGGGTCACCGTCGAGCCGGGGAAGACGAACTTGATGTCCCAGCGCCCGAGGCCGATGGCCCAGTCCGCCGTCGAGCCGGGATAGGTCACGGTGAACGAAAGGCCGTCGCCCGCCTTGGTGACGGTCATGGCGTATTGGTTCGCGGACTTGTCCTCGAAGGTCGAGGAGAGGGTCGTGGTCAGGAGGTTGGCCGGGCCCGTCGCCCCAGGAGTCCACGAGAAGGTGCAGGCGAAGGTGTTGCCCCTCGAGATGGTGACGGTGTTAGGGCAGCTCATCGGGTCTTAATCTTGCCCCGAATGGAAGGGGGGTCAGGGAATGGGGGTCAGCTTGCCGACATTGGTGACCCATCGGCCAGGGCTGGGCGCCGGACCCGTCAGGAATCGCTGTCCGTTGACGTTGGTGAACAGGTCGGAAGTGATGGCGAAGGTATTGCCGTTTTCCGTCGTGACCGTCTCGCCTGTCAGTTGGTCCTGGACTTCCTTCGGAACAAAGGTCGTCCCGGCCGCGGTGTCCCACCACTTCAATCTTAGCTCGGCGTAGTCCAAAATTATAAGCGGTGGCGGGGATGGGTTGATTTTTGTGACGACATTCAGAATGAAGTTCTGATTGCCGAGGTCTTGGTTGTGGTAGTCCGCCCGAATCAGCCCGCTTCCGTCGGCGGCAGATTGGAACGCCGTGTTAGGCGTAAGGTAAGAGTCATATTGCCTTGCATACGGACCTTCTGCCCCGCCGCCTGTCCGATACCCGAACACGGTCCGCAACGCCGCCCACGTCCCGTAGCCCGTATCCTCCCCGATCATCACGGCGTCTCCCATCAGATGCGGGCGTAGTAATAGGTCGCCGTCTGGGTGCCGAGCTTGATGCGGTCACCCCACAGGGAGCCGGTGACGTATTGGGTGACGGTGGCGCCGTCCACCGTGGCGACGCGGACGTAGCCTTCACCATCCGTGTCCGAGGGGACAGGCGTGCCGATGTCCCACTCGAAGCCTGTCGTCGCAGGGAACACCCCAGAAGCATACGGCACCTTGATCCATACTTCGTATTCGCCCGTGCTGACGGTGATTTCGTCGTCGATGTTGCCGGGGACCACGTTGTTGACCGTGCCGGAGACGATGGAGTAGGTGGAAGTCCCGCCGGATGTCTCAACGTGCTTGACCTTGAAGGGGTGCATATTGTCGTCAGCGTCGCCCGTGCAGCCGCCTTCCTCGGCGTAGCTAAGGGGTTCCTTCGTGAAGGCGCGCGGGACCGTGTCATTGACCACAGGCGTCGCGAAGGCCGGGATGAAGGTCAGGGCGTTGGCTTCGATGGCGTCGGCGTTGTTGACCACGTTGTCCCAGGCAGGAGTCGTCCCGGCGTTGACGTAGTAAGGGTCCTCGGCCTCGGTCACGCCTTCCTTGTTCATCAGGAACGTGGCGTTCAGCTCGCAGGGAATGACGATGTCCTGCGAACCGACGTGCATCTGGGTGACCTGATACCAGTTCGAGAACGTGACGAGCGCCGAGTTGACGGTAAGGGGGGCGACGTTCGTGTTGCGGAGGACGTTCGTGAACTCAATCTGGTAGACGCCGGGGGCGACCGACTGGACGAACACGTTGCCGTTCAGGGCGGGGATGGTCTCAAGGCAGACCTGCAGGTCATAGGCGTTCTGCGTCCCAGGGTTGAACGGGGCGGAAGTCGCCGCGCTATGATTCAGGGTGACGGTGCCGGACTTGTAGTTGCCGAGGAAGGTCAGCTGCTGGACCTCGTTGCCGGCGGTGGCTCCGCCCTCCCGGAGCACCGTGACGGCGGCTGTGGCAGGGACGGCGGCGATCGAGTCGATGATGGCCAGCACCCGGACGTGATGCCCGAAAAACCGAGGATTGAAGTAGGTCGTGTGGCAATGCCCCCAGTCCAGCAGGGTCTCGCCTTCCTCGACGACTTCCTCGTATCCTTCCATCTTCTGAACGTTGGTCGTGTTCTGGTAAAGCGAAGGGCCGGAGTCCACGAACAGGGCGTCGAACTGAGCCGAGCCGTCCTTGACGAAAGACACCCATGGAAGGTTCTGATCCAACAGCCCGCCCGTGAAGGCGCCGTTTCCTGCGTCCCACTTCGACAGGGTCACATACCAGCGGCCAGAGCCGGTCAGCGCATAGCCTCCTCCGCCGAGCATCCAGGGCGACGTGGCATCGGCCAGAGGGGCGGGCGTGACGTCGGCTGACTTGACCGCCACGAAGTTCATGTATGCCTGACGGTGGTCCGTGAAGGGCCCTGTCTTGATGTAAGGCATCAGGGAATGCGTGTAGGTCACCGAGCCCATCGCGATCTGGATGACGGGCGTGTCGGTTCCGGCGATGGACGCCGTGCGGCATTGGAACTGCAGCGGGTTGTCCCTTGCCGTCAGCGGGGTGACGGGGATGCCGGGGATGTCGGGAGGCAGGGGAGGATTCGGGAACTTCGGCAGCGAAATGCCGAAGGCGATGCCGTCAGCGATCGGAGGTGTCCACGGCTGGTTGATGTCCAGCGACGTGCCATGAGAGGACGAAAAGAAAGAGTAACCCTTGCCAGGCTGAATGCTCATTACGGGGCGATGTTGACGTAGACCTTGGAGTCCCATCCGTCCTTGGCGTAACGGATTTCATACATGATCTTGTAAAGCGAGCCGTATTCCTCGACGTTCACCTGAGAGAGCAGGTTCTTGTGACCTACGCCGGCTACCGTGCCGATTGGAGCCCATGCGGGTAGGAGCGGGAAAATACCCCAAGTCCTGGTCGACGTTGCCGAGTTAAGCAGCTGGAGGAGCGCCTGCACGTCCGAGAGGGAACTAGAATACATTACGCCCGAGTAATTTGTGGCCGTGGCGAGGTAGTTTGTTTTTCCGTAAAGGCTGGGATAGATCGGGTCGACGAAGCCGATGAAACGTCCGCCGTTGCTGGACTCGAAGCAGGCGCCGTTGAGTCCGACATAGGACTGCTTCTTGCCGACCTTTCCGAACTGAGGAGTCCCGTCTGAATTGGTCCCAAGGTTGACCGAAACCCAGTCAGCCACGTCCTTGATCTCGACCATCGGGCCAAGCGGTGATTGAGTGTAGGATGTCCCGGCGATGACCGAACTGTATCCGGTAGCAGCCGCGAAAAAGTTAGGGTGGGTCGTGATGTTCTCCGAGGTCAGGCCGTTGGCCGAAGAAGTGTTCGGGTTCGTGCGGACGCCGCTGTTCGAATCCGGGTCGATGCCGACGTAGTCCACCGTGACCGTGGCGATGCCCAGGGCGTCCCAGCTGACGGAGTATTTATGCGCCTTGAGGAAAGAGTAGGTCGAATCAGGGTGAGCCGTGCCGCGATTGGTCAGGGCGTCGATGTTAAAGGTGTGGTCGGCCTTGAACTTGGTCGTCGAGGTCACGAGGCCGAAGCCGTCGTTGCTGACCGTCCAGCCTGGCTGGATTTCGGGTGATGTCAGTGGGTTGCCTGTTTCTACGAGTGCCATAAATGTTCGGAGTTATCGGAGCATGGACGCGCGCGAGGGCGCGGCTGTCGGTTTGGTGAAGTCGGTCGGGATTTCGACGTTTGGCTTCGAATCTTGCAGGATGTTCTTGATCTCCTGCAACAACTCGGTCTGCGCGGTCATGGCTTCGATCACCGGGTTGGCCCCTACGCCGACGACGTTGGAGAAGCCTTCTGGTCCTTTGAAGGATGTCGGCTTGGCGTCGAGTTCCTTTGGCTTGGCTTTGTCGGCGTCGCCTGTCTTTTTCTTGTTAGCTTCCTGCTCGGCAAGTTCAGCCGCCTTCTTGCTGGCCGCTACGGACGGCGCAATCATCCTGTTGATGACAGCCTGCACATCCGCGTCCTTCGCCAAGGCCTCGGCGGAGTTGGCGTCGAGGCCATACTTGATGCGGAATCCTCGGAATCCTCCGATCTCTTCCGCGACCTTGTCCCTCATGCCGGATTGTTCCAGGAACTTGGTGTATTCGGTCAGCTTGGCCTGAGCGGCCAGCTCCTTATCCTTGGCCTCTCCCTCCTTGGAAGCTCTTTGCTTGGCTAGGAATACGGTCTCCGCGTCGAGGTATTTGGACTCAGCTTTCAAGGCAAAGTCATAAGCCTCCTTGATGTCTGCCTTGCGCTTCTCGATGGCCGCGCCGATGTAATTGATCGCAGAATTAAGCAGGACCATCGGAGCGACGAAGCCCAAGGCGATGTCCTTGAAGGACGTGCTGAACTTGCGCTGGATGTCCTCGACCTGCTTGCCGAAGGACACCGTCGCAGACTTGGCCTTGTCCATGGCCTGCGGGACGTCCGACGTCGTCTTGATGTTAAGTTCCAGGGATTGCGCCATCGTCGGGTGTTTCCTTTGCCGGATTGGAAGGGGACTCAGCCGCCGCCTTCTCGCGGGCTTCCTCCTCCTCCATGAAAGCCTCCTCCTCGGGCGACATGATGGACACGTCCGCCCCTTTGTGGATCGCGAAGGCCGAGTTGAGCCAGATGGCCTGACACTCCGGCATCTCCCACGCCCGCTTCTCGTCGATGCCGTTGGCGATGAGGTTCGCCACGATGGACAGCGGCCAAGGCACGCCCTTGTCCCCTCCGCCCGACTTGGTCTTGGTCTGTTCCCAGAACTTCGGCCAGTCCTGGACGAGGACGTAGCCGGCGAAGGCTTCCAGCAGCCGTTCGAACTTGGCCGGATTGCGGGCCAAGGAGCCGAGCCTCAGTTGGTCCATCAGGCCGATACGTCCGCCCAGCGGTTCCTCGGCGCACACCTGGCAGGCGAACAGCAGGTCGGCAGGGGATACCGCCCGCCCGCCCGTGACCAGCGGGGAATCCAGGGCCATCAGACGGACGCGGTATTTCAGGCAGAACGGATAAAGCGAACGACCCAGCAACCAAAAAAAAGGGGCCGGGTCGACGTAGGCGTTCAGGAAGCGGCGGTCCACGCCGTCAAGCCTATGCCCCTTGCGGGGAAGTCAATCAGGGAGCGATGCCTTCGTAGTCGACCGCCGTGATGCTGACCGAAGTGAAGCCCTTGTTCGAGCCCTTGTCGTCGACCTTGGTGATCGTGCCGGAGAAGGAGGCCGACGCGGAGCCGGCAGGGTAAGCAGAAAGGGTGTTGACCGTGAAGGAAAGGGTCGCACCGAGGACGGGCATCGAGCTCGTCTTGGCGATGCCTTCGATGGTGATTTCCGTCTTACGGTCGTCGTAGCGGGCCGTTTTGGTCAGGCCGTCTTCGTCGACCACGGTGGCCTCGCTGTTGAACGAGGAGGACAGGGAGTAGGACTGCACGAACAGGTTGGCGACGGTGCCGGCGATGCCGTAGATGCAGGTGGTTCCGGTGGAGATAGCGGCCATTTGTATTTGCCCTCTTTGGAAGCGTCAAGCGGCAGGAAGGACCACCAGCACGTCGAAGGAGAAGGCCGTCGCCCAGGAGCGTTCGTCGATGCCCTCGTCCTCGGAGTTCATCGTCACGTCGTAGCAGGACGCGTCAGCCGAGGCCGTGAAGGCCGCCTTGATGCTGGTCAGGTCACGCATATTGCCGGACAGGGCGGCGCAGCGGGCGCGGTGATCCGCGAGGGTCGTGTCGTCGGCGTTCGAGAAAAGGGTGATGCGGACGGAACAGGCGTAGTTCCCTTCGCCCTCGGGCAGGTCGCCGGGGGCGCGGGCGGAGTCGCAGAGGACCACGGCCTTTGGCAGGGTCTGGGTCGCGGCGCTGTCCCCGGTCAGGAAGGTCACGGTGGTCAGCCCGGTCTGGGTCGAGAGGTAGGTGGCCAGGGTGGCCTCGACGATGTGCCTGATGCTCTTGGTGCCCATTTCCTTTGCCCGTTATGGGAGGGTCAGCGGATGCGTCCCGAGTTGAAGTCGCCCGCGTCGCGCTTGAGAAGCTGCTCGGTGTCGCGTTCGATGCGGGCGATGGCGTTGGCGTAGACCAGTCCGGCCACATTGTTCTTGGTAGCCTTATCGTCGGCGTTGCCGATCATGTTTCCGAAGGAATAGTTGACCGCTTTCGGCGTGGAGTAAAGGCGCTGAAAATTATTGCCGGGAAACTTCTTAACGTAACCTGCCACGCCCTTGCGCCCGAAGGTCTGGTCGACCCCTTTCTTCTTGGGCTTGGGGATGACCTGCATGACGTTCCACCAGCCGGACTTGAGCCTGCCTACTTCCTCTTGTCTTTGCTTGATGTAGGCGTTCAGCTCGGCCTTTGACTCGACGAGGAACTTGCCAAGATAGTCGCCGCGACCCTTTTCAATCTTGGTCTTACCCTGGCGGGTCAGTCGCTTGAACCGATTATGGACGGGCCGTAGGTCGGTGACGGTGGCGTTGGCCGGCTGTCCGCTCGACTGATTAAAGAAGTTCTGAGCCTTGCGGTAGGCCCGCAACGTGTCGGAGTCCGCGACGATCTTGTTGGGGATGATGGCGTCGAACTGGATGGCCTTGTTGTTCGCGTCCTGCATCGCCTTGCTGAAATCCCCGTAGTTCCGGCGCTTGGCAGCCGAAGCCAGGTTGTTCAATAGCATGGCCCCGGCGACCTTGGCCTTGTCGTTCTTGGCCACAAAGAGAGAATTGATGTCGCGGTCTACGGCCCGCTTTCCGATGAGCTCGGCCTGCTTGGTCTCGCCTCCGCCTCCGCCCATCTTGAACGGAGGGGTGAAGATGATGGCGTCCCGGCACATCAGGGCGGCTTCCCGAAGGGCGGCATACTCGATGGTGTAGCCGACCTCCTGGGCGAAGGCGGTCAGCGCCTTGTTGAAGGTCGTGACGTTATTATGGACCAGCGCCACGGCGGCTTACTGATTGTCGTCGATGACGATGAGGGTGACCCACGCCGAACCGGGCTTGTAGGTCTGGGTCGTGATGCGGACGGTCTTCCCGCCGGCCACGATCTTCTTGCCCTGCCCGAGGGAGGCGATGGGCGACCCTCCGCTGATGATGGCCGCCGATGCCCCAATAGACCCGTCTGGGAGGCTCCAGGAGGCCGTTACGGCGGGCAGGCGGACAGAGTATTGGGTCCGCTCCATGTAGCCCCCTGATTCGAGCACGGTGGCCACGGCGGGGTCGGAGATGAGGCACTTGAAGGTGATGGCCCCGGAGTTGGCCGACCCGGACACGCCGAAGTCCGCGATCATCTCCTTCGCGTCAGCCAGGAACTCAGAGTAGAGGCTCATCTGTATTTGCCCGCTTTGGGAGGACACAAAAAAAGACCCCCATTTCTGGGGGCCTTGTCTGTCGTCTCTTGGCCGCTATTAGGCGGTCTTGAGGCGGTGCAGGGAGGTCGCGCGACCGACAGCCGCACCGAAGAGCAGCGTGGCGGTGACGTTGTAGTAGCCGCTCTGCTCCTGGCCCATGAGGACCTGGACGCCGAGGCCGGTGTCGGCGTCGACGGCGTTGGCGACTTCGAAGCCCGGGATTTCGGACATCGGGAGGGCCGAGGCGACGGCGATGGCGTCAGCGCCGCAGGCGAAGCCGGCGAGGTCTTCGCTGTTCGTCGGGAGGCTGTTCCACTGGTAGACCGCGGCGCCGGCGAGGGTGCCGATCTGGCCGGAGGTCAGGATGCCGGCACCGAGGACGGAGTTGCCGATGATGGTGGCATCCGAGAGGAGGCCGTTCGCGTAGGTCGAGTTCAGGATGAACGCGCGGGGCTCGGCGGCCTTGGCGGCGTCGAGCACGCCCTTGGCGGTGACGACTTCGGCGTAGGTCAGGGCGGCGCCCGTGTTCACGCTGGACGAGTAGTTGGCGTTCGTGATGAGCGCGCCGATCTCAGCCAGGCACTTCTCAGCGAGGGCGTTCGAGGCGGTCGGGACGAAGGCGTTGGACAGGAACTGAGCGCCATACATCTTGACGTCGAGGGGCGAGAAGCGGCTCGACACCTTGAAGTGCTTGAGGGTGACGTTCGCGGCCGTGATGGTCGCGTCGTCCTGGGTGAGGTAGCCGCCGGTGCTGAACTCGGTGGCGGTGGACGTGCCGATCAGGGGGACCTGAACGGTCTTGCCGGCGCCCGACTCAGCGGCGGTGAAGACGCTGGAGAAGGCGCGGAGCGCGGGGAGCTTGCCCTTGAGGGAAGCGATGACCGACTCGGCCAGGATGGACGGGGCGGCGACGATGGAATTAGCCATGGTGTTTTAGGATTGGGTGAGGGTTAGGGGAAAATCAGAGAGCAGCCTTGATGATGGCGTGCTTATGGGCGGCGAAGTATTCGTTGCGTTCCTTCGAACCGACCGGGAGGGCCATGAAGGTGGCCAGATGGTCGACGGCCTCGGCGGACGGCTTGGCGTCGGCAGGGCTGATCTCGACAGGAGCCACGCCGACGGAGGCCACGATCTTGGCGGCTTCCTTGGAGGCGCTGACCTTCGCGGCTTCGAGGGAAGCGACGACGGCCTTGAAGCCTTCGATCTCCTTCGCGGCGGCGGACAGGGCGGCTTCGAGCTCGATGACCTTGGCGTCCTTCGACGCGGCTTCGAACTTGAGGGCTTCGAGTTCCGAAGCGGTGCCGACGGTGAGTTTTTCGACGGTGGCCCGGAGGTCGTCGCGCTCGGCGGTGATGCCCGAGATGGCGGCGGTGGCTTCGAGGAGCTGTTCTTCGATGGTCATGGTCTTGTAATTGGTTCGATTGGAATTAGCGGAGGCTTCGCGGTCAAGCTGCTCGACCTTGCGTTCGGCCCATTCGGCGGTCCGCATGATGTCGCCGGAGGTAGGTCCGCCCCATAAGGCCCAGGCTACGGCGCCCGCTCCGGGAAAGTCCTTGTTGTCGGGTTTGTTCTTGGGGGCGTCCATGTCCGGCTCGTGCCGGCGGAACCACGGACCCATGCGGCGCAGCTTGTCTTCCGACACGGAACCGTCCGCCATCTCGCGGGCTTCGCGGAGGGTCTTGTCCGTCACGCCATCGCCCGACTTGCCTTCGGCGTGCCACTCAAGGCCGCGCCGTGCGGCGGACTGCACGTAGTCGGGGACGTCGAAAGCCATCAGAACGAGCGAAGGGCGGCGTTGAAGGAGTCCGCGAGGCCCGTGACGAGTCCCTGGGCGGCGGCCTGCTTGCCGGAGAAGACCTGACCTTCCATGGCCTCGGCCTTCACCATCTTGCGCTTCA